ACTAAGAATATCAATGTATTGACCAGCAACTATTGAAGTAGCACCGATAGTAAAAGTATCTTTAGCTACCATTTGAATATTGGCAGCTATTACAGTATCTGTTAATGTACCGAATGTAAAAGATTCGTCTCCAGATACTGTAAGTGTGACACTTCCTGATGCGTTTAATTCAGCATCAAATTCTTTTGTATATTGAAAATCATAATCATATGCATTGCCAACTGCTCGTAGTGTTTTAATAGAAACTTTTGGTAAACGCCACAAAAATCTATTATATTCTTCTTCATTTAAAACAGCATTGCCATCAACTAATACAATATCAGCAATACCATCTGCTAGTGCTGCATCGTAATATATTGATCTAACATCTTTGAAATCGCCAGATTCCATTTTGATATCATACAAATACATTCTATATTGAGCAGCTGCCGTTCCAGCAGTGCCAGAATCTAATACAAAATGGCGAATTTTAGCAGTACCAATTCTATTACCAGAAACAGTGTACGTCAATCCAGTCAGTGTACCTGCCGTTGTTACAATAGCTGCGCCAGCAACTGTTGTTAAAGTAAAGGCAGTTACTGATGGTGCAGTGCCAGTTTTAGCAGAGACTTTATAAACAGTACCGGAAGTATAACCAGTAATAGTTCCAGTGCCGCCTAATGTACCAGTAATTTTTATCAAATCACCAACAACAATATTAGAATTACCACAAGTAAATTGACCAGCAGTTCCAGAGATTGCAACTGTTGCAGTTAATGCAGGGGGTGTTGAAAAAACACCATTTGTTACAGAGTCTCTTGCGTTACCATACAAAAGTACTGGTTCGCCGCCATCAACATCCCATGCACCACAAAATTCATTTACGTTAACATAATTCCCGTATGATGTAGTTAGTGTTGAGTCATCTATTGTATTGAAACTGCTTGGTTTATCTATTGCAATAAGTTGTGGTGATTTTAATTCTCGTAAATATCCCCCAACATTTGCTTTACCAGATTCTATAATCACCGCAAGTTTAGTAGCTAAACCCCCATTTGCACCAGTAGTAAATACTCCTTTATTATCGCCATCATTCAAATGTTCTTTGACAGATACTAATAATCCATTAACAACATAATTACCATTTGCCTCGTATGCTCTTTTTGCTATTTGATCGCCTACTTGATTTAGAGAATCAGATAAAATTCTAGTACGAGTAATGCTACCATATTCAAATTCAGCATATTGATAAAAATTGTCTGAAACTTCTTCATTAACTAAATAAGATTCAAGAGTTGCTACCAACTTATATCTATCCGCGCCAGGTGCAGCAAAATTAAATGTTCCACTTGCAGGATCAACTAAACTATCATCATCTGAAGAACCAACAATAGATTCAGTTATAACAAAACCAACTTTAGCTCTAATTGAATTATTAAAAGGGCTGACATAAGTTGAAATAGTTTCTGTCTTTAAAAATTGACCCTTAGCATATATAATACCAGGAGACAATTGAATTTTAGTAGTTACTCCAAAAAACCTGTTGCCTAATGTTGACCCTGATGTACTGTTAACAACAAATGTTTTTCCAAGGTAATTGCCATTAGATGTAATTGTTAATACTTCACCTGAAGAAAAATGTCTGATAGTTCCTCCACCAAAACTTGTGTAGGAGAGATATAGTGTTTTAAAATCAGGTGCGCCAGCAACAGAACCTTGCCTTACATCTACAATTTTAGCTTTGAGACCAGTTGTGCCTCCTGTAACTTCTTCACCTATAAAATTTACCAGTTGTGAATTAATTAAAGCTACACTGCTATTGTCTACATCATTAATTTTAATGTAATCGACAATGCTGATGCTTTCTTCACACCCAGAAATAATTGCACCCTCTTTAAGAGTGTAACTTCCTATGCTAGAAATTTGATTTTGAAGAATTGTTTGTAATTGCGTCAATTCTCTAGCTTGAACTGCGACTCCAGGTTTGAATAAAATTCGGTTATAATTTTTATCAACATCGAAGTCATCAAAATAGGGTGAAGTATTTAAATTAAGAGCCATTTATTTTTCCTAAAAGGTTACAATTGCTTTTATAGTCTCGGCCTGGTTTTCATTTCTATTAACCGCTACTCGATTTTCAATATAAACAATTTCACCGGAAGTAATATTGAATTCAGGGTTTGTCAGACTATTTATACTTAATCCTGAAAGTGTTTGTGTTTCATTTGATAATGTACTACTTGAGGTTATATTACCTCTAATTTTTTGTAGATGTATTTTATAAGATGAAACATTATCAATTTTTTGTGTTACTCTAAACTTACCTGGAACAGCATCATTTGTAAGAATTATATCATCAACTGCATAATTACCAGCAGCACCAGTAGCTACATCAACTATAAAAGAAGCATTGCCTGTTGATGATGTAAAATTTGCTGTTTTAGGATAATCTTTTAAATTTTTAACAAGACCAATCTGTCTAAAATCATTTCCTAATGTTAAATCTGCATTGTCCTTATCAAATAAAGTAGATACAATGCCTATTCTACTAGCATACAATTCACGAGTAGGATTTGAACCATGACCTTCAATTGGTGCAATAACGGCTCTAGCAACTGCATTTGTACCAGTGGCTGATGAAAAAGTGACATCGGCAAAAGTATATTCAGATCCTTCATTAGTAACAGTAATGTTTGTGATTTCTCCATCAACTACTGTGGCAGTAGCTGTAGCACCTGAACCATCACCAGTTATAACAACAGTAACAGCTCCACTAATATAGTCTACGCCACCATCAGATACAACAATTCTTCCTATTGTACCACCGGTTGAGGTGCTTTCTACTGCTGATTGAAGTGAGGGTAATGCATCTGCTACACCTAATGTTGTTGATGCTGTAGCTCCTGAACCTCCGCCTCCAGTGAAAGTTACATCGGCAAAAGAATAACCAGAACCTGCCGCCGTTACAGTTATAGTATTTACTGCACCCCCTGATATAGTACAACTAGCACCTGCGCCGGTGCCGTCTCCGTCAATAGTGACTTGAGGCGCTGTGCTATATCCTGAACCACCCGCAGTGATCGCTAATGCATCAAGTACACCGTTAACATCAAACGTTGGATTTCCTGTTAGTTTTCTTACTGGAATAAAATTAGAATCTAAAAATTTAGTTCGATCTGCTGGAGATATTTGAAACAAAAATTTCCAAATATACCCATCTTGACCATTTCCATCATGTTCAATATTTGTTGGTCCTGTTCCTTCCGGTTTAGTAGTACTTTGAGCGCCATTGTTATTATCTAAACATTTATACACATTAAAATCATTAGTTATAACATAAAAATTAGCATCCGCTAAATTATCGGCTCCAGACTCAGCGATATTATCTTCAGAATAGCTATCATCATAAGGATCATATACTGTTCCAGATGTCCAGTCTATTCTTCTAGCTAAGTGGCATATGTTAGCAGAAGTAATTTTCTGAACAAACATAATATTTCGTCTAAACTCATTTAGATAATAGTTAGAGTCAATAGGTTCCTCTGGAAGTTGTTCGTCATCCCAAGGTGTTGTTCTACCAATTGCAAAATATACAAGATCATTAGAGTTTAGAATATCTCTATGAAAAGACCTAGCTAATTCTACTCTTCCTGATCTTGTTAGTAACAATGCCACTTTATTTTCCTATTAAGAAATAGTGATGGTCCAAGTGATGGTCATCGTGTCCGATGCACCCTTGTTAATTACTGCAAAAACTGTCCGGCAAAGCATTGTACCAGATGTAGAAGCATTAAAAATGCCTGCTTCAGTTAACGCACCAGTTCCTACTCCGGTTCCGAATGTCGCAACATATGCAGTTGAGTTAGATGTAACTGTAGTTGATGTTAATGATACGCGAGAACCGAGTTGAGTTCCTAGAGCAGTGTTACCCCCAGCAGTTGCTGTATTATCCGTACCCACTGCCATATGAGACATTGCAGTTGCAGTAGTATCTTTCATACGAGAGGCAATATAAGCAAGACCAGTATTCACTACCAGATTAGGAATAGTAAAATTTTCTTTTTGCTTTCCACTCTCATCATGAATTACTACATTAACACTTCCTGTGATTTTTAATTCATCAGTATTAATCATTTTTTTCTCCAATAAGTTTATGTTATGTTTGTAACTTCACCAACATAATCTTCTGAAAAGTATGTTGGGTCGATATAATTGAGTAACGTTATACTGCCAGAGTCTGAAGCTGTTGCTGAATCTTCAAAATCTATTTCCTTTATTATTGCTATTCCATCTATTGCAGTTGTTGAATCTTCAAAACTTCTTGTCCATTCCATTTCTATTACTGCAATATCATCTATTGCAGTTGTTGAATCTTCAAAACTTCTTGTCCATTCCATTTCTATTACTGCAATATCATCTATTGCAGTTGTTGAATCTTCAAAACCTTTTCCTCTTAATATTTCGATTTCATCTATTGCAGTTGTTGAATCTGCAATACTTCTTGCTGTTTCTATTACTGCATTATCGTTTATTGCAGTTGTTGAATCTTCTAAACTTCTTGTCCAAGTTGTTTCTATTACTGCAATATCATCTGCTGAAGGATTTGTTCCAAATCCAAATGGATCTGTAAATGTTCTATTCCAACTCATATTTATACTAGCAGCATCACTAGTTATGGAAGAATCTAAAAGTGATTTTCCTACGTTTTTAATAATAGCAATAATTCCCGTATATCCTTCAGGAAAATAATCCTCTGGACCATAATCTTGAACACCAGAATCAATATCAGCAGCAGCACTAGCATCTTCAAAACTACTTGCTGTTCCTATTGCAACTGTATCGTCTATTTCAGTTGTTGAATCTTCTAAACTTCTTGTCCAAGTTGTTTCTATTACTGCAATATCGTTTATTGCAACAGTTGAATCTTCAAAACTTCTTGCTGTTTCTATTACTGCAATATCATCTATTTCAGTTGTTGAATCTGCAATACTTCTTGTCCAAGTTGTTTCTATTACTGCAATATCATCTATTTCAGTTGTTGAATCTGCAATACTTCTTGCTGTTCCTATTGCAACTGTATCGTCTATTTCAGTTGTTGAATCTGCAATACTTCTTGCTGTTCCTATTGCAACTGTATCGTCTATTTCAGTTGTTGAATCTGCAAAACTACTTGCTGTTTCTATTGCAACTGTATCGTCTATTTCAGTTGTTGAATCTGCAATACTTCTTGCTGTTCCTATTGCAACTGTATCGTCTATTTCAGTTGTTGAATCTTCTAAACTTCTTGTCCAAATTGTTTCTATTACTACAGTATCATCTGCTGAAGGATTTGTTCCAAATCCAAATGGATCTGTAAATGTTCTATTCCAACTCATATTTATACTAGCAACATCACTAGTTGTAGAAGAATCTAAAAGTGATTTTTCTACGTTTTTAATAATAGCAATAATTCCCGTATATCCTTCAGGAAAATAATCCTCTGGACCATAGTCTTGAAAATCAATCTCAGCAGCACTAACAGAATCTGTAAAAAACGGTTCTATTGATATAGTGAAAGTATCTGAATTGGTAGTACTATCTTCTCGTGTAGTACTAAAACTTATTACTAGTACATCACTGGCATCTGTCAAATCTTCTGTAATAAATTCATTAAGATTTAACCCAGTGGTACTAAACACAATTGAAATATCTAAATCAGATATTAAAAATAAATCACCAAATACCTCTTTTCCTGCTGGATGCATATGTTCTCTAAATACATCATTCCAGATATATTGAGGAAGCGAAGATTTGATTATATAAGAATAATTTTGAAATTTAAAATTGTCTTGTAAAATGTTTAAACTAGATAGTTTGCCTCTATCATTTTTATAGTAACCATCATATGCAAACAGATAATCAGAATTCAAAGTTATTTGTAAAGTTTCTCCAGTATCTGATGTAATAGTATCTGTTGTTGACGCTGAAGTATACCCAGATCCTGGGGCTAAAATAGTCCATGAAGTAGGAACATTAATTGCACCTAGTTCTTCAACTCCCACTTCTTTAACTCTAATGTATGAAAGATCATTTTCAGTTTGAGCAAAACTAAATACATCGCCTACTTTGAATCCCGCATCGCCTTGTATTACAGCAGTAGCTGTAGCACCCGAACCTGCACCTCCAGTAAAAGCAACTGTTGGTACTGATGTATAACCTGATCCTTCATTGGAAACTGTAACACTAGTAACCGTTCCACGTACAGCAGTGGCTGTAGCACCAGAACCGGCGCCGCCTGTTATTGTAACAGTAGGATTGCTAGTATAACCAGTACCTCCATTTGTAATAGTGATTCCAGTAACTGCATTGCCTGTACGAGTGGCTGTAGCTGTAGCACCAGAACCTCCACCTCCCGTTATTGCAACCGTAGGATTGCTAGTGTAACCAGAACCTCCAGCCGTTACAGTGATACCGGTAACTGTTCCACGTACAGCAGTGGCTGCTGCACCAGAACCTCCACCCCCGGAGAATGCAACAGTAGGATCGCTAGTGTAACCAGAACCTCCAGCCGTTACAGTAACACTAGATACTGAATAATTTGCATAGGCGCCTGATGTCACTGAAGTTAAACATCTAGTTAAATATCCTTTTATATTTGCTTCTGTGTTTGGCGCATCTTTTAAAAGTATAACTGTTTCATAATACTTTTTTGTGTTTACAGTATACGTTAAACCAGTTAAACTACCTGCTGTTGTTGCGATAGCAATATCATCAGTTGTGGTTAAAGTGAAACTAGTCACAGCAGGTAAAGGTGCTACAGAAGTGGCTGTAGCACCAGAACCACCACCACCGGTTATTGTAATAGTAGGTGCGCTGGTGTAACCAGAACCCCCATTCGTCACATTGATACTAGTAACTATGTTACCTGTACGAGTAGCTGTAGCTGTAGCACCCGAACCACCGCCACCTGAGAATACAACAGTAGGATCGCTAGTGTAACCAGAACCTCCAGCCGTTACAGTAATCCTGGTAACTGATCCACTAATAGCAGAAACTTTATAAACATTGCCGCTAGTATAACCAGAAATTGTTCCAGTGCCGCCTAGTGTGCCAGTAATTTTTACTTGATCACCAACAGCAATAGCAGACTTACCACAAGTAAATTGACCAGCAGTACCACTAGTTGCGACAGTTGAATTTATTGAGTGAGCATTAAATGCTATAGTAGTGGTTCCACTAACATAAGAAGAACCTCCACTGTTAATAATGAATCCAGTGACGCTACCATTTTCTACGATAGCTACAATATCCGCACCAACACCACTGCCAGTACTTGTTATAATTACATCTGGAGCAGCTAAATATCCAGAACCACCAGATGTTAAAGTTACTGCTGTAATTACACCGCTGACAATAGTTAAAGTGGCAGCAGCACCAGCTCCTGGACCGGGAATACTAGTCACCGATCTCGGAAGTTCTAAGAATAGTTCGTACTTACTTGGGGTTGTATATGCAATTTTATTTGCTCTAACAACCGCAGTTGATATTCTCTTTGGTTCTGTAATTGCTCTACGATTAGGAATACTTCCAGTATATCCTATAGATTCATAATATAGAATGTCTATTGCTTTAGCATATAAATTTGTAGGTCTGTGATCTTCATATCCCAATAATACTTTGACGGAATTATCTTGTCGCCAAATACCATCAGACGCTCTCAAAATAAACTGAGTAGGATAAGATAATTCTATTTCTTCATCGTATACTAGTCTGAAAAATGCCTTGATTGACCTCTCACTGCCTTTAGACTCATATAAACTTTTAATATTTTTAAATAATTTCTTTTTTTCTATTGCTAAAACTTGTGGAAAATCTTTAGCAAATTCTAGTGCCTTTTTATTTAATTCAGCATCATTTAAATCATCAATATCATAATATCGTTTATTGAGTAAAAGCTGATCAGGGTTATTTGTCTGGTCCATGAACTCATAATATTTTTCTAAAAAAGTTACAAAGTCAGGATAGTCTTCTCTGATAAATTCGGGTAAAGTATACTTGATACCTAAACTAGAAATTTCCTGATATTCTGTTGTAGGTAATGCAGCAAAAGACAATACTGCAACTAGTACTGCGCCTGATCCCCCACCACCTGTTACAGTTACTGTGGGTGATGTTGTGTAACCTGATCCTTCTTCTGTTATAGTTACTGTTTGTATGATACCATTAAATACAGAAGCAGATGCAGTTGCACCAGTTCCACCCCCACCTGATATTGTGATTGTTGGGGGAATACTAAATCCACTACCACCATTGGTGATAGTGATTGAAGAAACATATCTAGAATATTCAGGTATTCTACTGGACATTAAAACCCTTCTGCCTTAGGTATTATGTTTATTTGCAATCCTGTTCTTGCACCAGTTAATGTACTTTGTACTGTATCATCCAATGCTAGAACTGTATTTTTAGAAGGAGTTGGTATAACTGCTGCTGTAGATACTTGAGCAGTTCTTGTTAAGGTAGTTGTTAATATGTCATTAACATCATCATGAGGTCTAATACTTACACGAATAGCGGTTTCATTACCAAAAAGAGCAGACACTCTCATAGCAAGAATTGTAATTTTACCAGTTGAATAATCAATTGTTCCTATATCTCGAATTTTAAAACCAGAATCAGATTGTAAAAATACAGTACCAAATCCATTATACTCAGGTGAGACAACATCTGCATTAGGAACATCTTGTAATTTTACTTTATTTGTCGCGTCATTATTCGTATAATTAAACCAAGTGCTATGTAATTCTCTTGGTTGTACTCTGGAATTAAACGTAAAAGTATAATTTACATCTCTGTCAAAATCTAATATTTCTATTCTCTTTTGTAAAGACGGAATAATGTTTATTGAAATAATTGAATTAGAAACACCTTTAATAATGGTATGCAATGCAGAAAAATAAAAGTTTTTATTTAATATATTAAGTTCAGTGTTAAAAAATGTTGAAATTGCACTTGATACTGAAGAAGAAAGTTGCCCAGGAGTAAGTGATGTTGCATTAACATTATAAACAACTCCTACTTTCAATGTAATAAATGTATACTCTGGATCAACAAACTCAGGTAGAATTGCAATAGATCCTCTTGGATCAATAATGTTACTTACAATATTATCTTTATCTTGCTGTGTTATAATTTGCCCAGGAATAGGGTCTAATGAAATAAAGACCTTACCATAAATGGGAGGATCATTACTTTCACCGCCCCACACTGAGCAAGACTGAATGTTTTCATTACTTGCTAATATTAAAGATTTGTAATCAGAGGCAGTTACTCCTCTTTCTCTAGCAGAATTATATTTAGGGGCGTTGATTTTAATGCTGTCTATACTTTCTTTATTTTGCCCGCCTGAGGCTGCAACGTTTCCACTATAAGCCTTAATTTCACCTCCACCTGTTAAAGTTGCTGAACAAGTAAAAGTTTTTGCTCCATTTGCAGTAACTCCATTTGTGTTTATATAATCTACAATAACAACATTACCAGCAGTTAATTGCTTACCTATTACATCATCACCAAATGTAATAGAATACAATCCTTCTATTGTTTCTTCAAGAAAATAAACTTTTGAAGATTCGTCTATGTCTAAAATACCAGTATGTAACACATATGTTTCAAAGTTAAAATTTGATCCTGATGTTTGAACCCTAACTCTTAAAGTGGAAGTGTCTACATCTTTGTTCGGTATAATAACAGGGTCTAATTCTTTTTCAGCAGCAATTAGAAAACTATTTGATATTCTTTTGCCTTCTTTCAGTTTAAGATTAGAAAAAACAAATTTACCTGTACCTGAAACATCTTGTAAAGTAGCAGTGACTGCTTCTGATGGGACGAAAGTATATGAAGTACCATTTAACGATGTCGTAAAAACAGTGTCTCTGGGTAAAGTATATGTGCTACTAGTATATGCACCAGAAGGTGTAATAGTAAAGTTTATTGTTGCAACAGGGCATCTTCTAGAACGAGGAGTATACCCTAAAGTTTTAGCTAAGGATACCACAGATGTTCTCTTTATTGCTGAATCTAAAAATGATTCATTTGCTAACAAGTGTGCAAGAACTGCATTGTAGTGAGTGTTATATGCTAAGGTATCCAATAAAACAGACAACGCAGATCCTTCAAAATTATAATCTGAGAATTCTGCTTGAGATTGCATAAAGGTTTTTAAATTTTGTTTTATATTATCAAAATCTAATTCGGTTACATTTATTTGAGGCATTTTTTACCTTAGTCTCTGTAAGTTTACATTAAACTCTTGTGGTTGAGTAAATCCCCTAGCAAAATAATAGATAGAAACTTGATATAAATTTTTGTCATAGTCAGGGATAACCGCTATACTTTCAATCACAGCCCTTGGTTCATATGCTTCTATTAAATTTCTTATTACTTTAGAAATAACTTCTGCTTGTAAGCGAGTCATGTTTTCAAATAACATTGCTCGTAAATTTGCTCCTTTTTCTGGAGCAAATCTTCTTTCATAAAAATTAGTTAATATTAAAATTTTTAAAGACTGTGAAACAGCATTGACATCTATTTTTTTGCCAACGTCACCTGTAACTGGATTTAAAGTAAATGCTAAATCCAAATCTTTGTAAAGTTTAGTTATCTGTTTAGTTAAAAGAGCCATGTATGTATTTATAACTCAGTGTATAATGATGGAGGCACGATATTAAGAAATCTTTCACCTGCTTCTCTTCTTCGGCGTTCTATGTCTACCGTCAAACTGGGTTTTGGTAATTCTGGTAATCGGTGACCTCTTATAATTGCAGCAGCATCTATTTCAGGAAAAGATGCTGGAGTTCCTCTCAGAATAATTTCAGCACCATCCAATTCGTAATTAGGAATTATTTTACAAATATTTTCTAAATCAAAAGCACCCGATCTTAAAAGATTTGGTAGATCATTTAAATCTATATCGCCTAAATCAACACCACTCCATTTAGTTTTCAAATTTGTGAGTTCATTTTGCAAAGCCTCGCCTGCAAGTTTAGTGACAATTAACTTTTGAGCAAAAGAAATTATATCATTCTGCAAACTATTTGGAATTTTAGGAAAATCTATTTCAGGTATCATAGATTTCAAACTTGCTTTTATAGCACTAACTTGAGCAAGTATTGTTGCCTTTAATCCGCCGACAGCACCACTTACAACACCATTAATAGCACTGTCTAATGCGGTATTAGCAGATTCTATTTTATCTGCTAATTTTAATAATCCTTCTGATGGTCCACAACTCATATTATTCTCCTATTATGGAATTGGTGTGCCTGTCTGTGGTGCAGCAGACCCACCAACGGTGTGCTTGTGTCCAGTTAATGTAATCTCTGGCGAACCTGCTTTAACTTGTACTGAAGCGTCTAATGTACCGGTAACATTAACATTTTGGTCTATGTTTGTAACACTAGCGGTTAAGGTTTGAGTCGATGAAGATTTAAGTAATTGTGTTGAACTAACAGATTCAATTTCTTGTTTACCATTAGATTTTATTATTAAATCTCCACCAGATCCTATATTAACATTTTCGCCTGATGCTATACTAATAGATTCAACAGCCAAAATATTATAAGTATCTGCAACTGAGGTAGTCATTTTGCCAGCGTGAGTTTCAGAAACATTGCCCCCAACTGTGGTTGTTTTAGTTCTACCAACAGAATGTGTTTGAGTTCCTGTTACTGTTTCAGAATCATCACCACTAATTCTAAGACCTCTACTACCATTTATTTGAGTATTTGAATCTGTTAATATTTCAGTTAAATCATTGCCACCAATTTTAGTAACTCGGTCTCCTCTTACTGTAGTAAATTGATTACCATCTACTTCAGTATATAAATCACCTTGTACATATAACTTAACATTACCGCCTATAGTAACATCACACGAACCTTGTATTGTAACTTTTTTATCACCTAAAGTAATTTCATATTCATCACCGACTATTTTAGTAATTTTTTTACCGTCAGATTGAATTTCATAAAATGTACCTGAGTTATGATATTCATGTATTCTACCATTACCTGGTGTATCATCTACTTCAAATACATGCCCAGATTCTGTTTCAACCACTCTATTAAAAGGATACACTGACGTTTTACTAGTTTCAAAGGTAGGAATAGAACCGGCTGGTGTATATGTTCCTTGATCTGTAGATCCAAATCTAGGATGAGGTTCATCCCAAAATTCTCTTGTATATGTTGCAGACGGTTTATCTTCACCGACTGAAGGTACGCTAGGAGAAACTGCTCTGGGTATTTGTTTAGAAATGGTTTGTCTTTTTGATATTAAACTAGCATGTTTTTCAGCATCTTTGCCTCTTGCTAGTCTTGATATATCAGGTTCACCGAGTGCGTTATAACCGGCGTCTTCTCCGTTACGAGGATATCTGTGTTTAGGATCAAAAAATCCTATAGAAGAATCGTCTATTCTTTGCAAAGGCATTCCAGCCAAAGAACCCATAATTATAGGTATCTGATCATCTTCGTCAGCATAAAAACCAACTACTGTAGAACCTTCAACTAGACTAGGCGTATCACTTATTCCTGATATACTAGCAGACGTTACTGGCATGATAGCAACTGCCCACGGTAAATCGGTAGTAGGCAATACATCACGATTCGCAGTGTGATAACCTAATACTCTTACTCTATACCTTCCTAAGTATTCTGGGTCTGCTCTATCTTCAACAACACCTAACCAGAGTTTAAAATTTGGTCTGTTCAT